TGCTATCAACCCTATTACAAAAGAAAGCATAGTTGAGTTCCCGATAGAAGGTCTTAGAAGACAGCAGTACATCGCTCCTAAGTATAAGAACGAGGCTACTCTATCTACTCAGTTGGTTAAGATTCTATTCTCTAACTTCTATGAGGATGGTCAACTAGCCGGTGAGTATGCAGGTAATTCTGTTATTGGTCAAAAGATAGAGAGAGCAAGACAAGCATTCATCAATAACTTGAATGTGGTTGTTGAAGCAGAGAAAGCCAAAATCTATACTAGGATTGGTGCAGAGATGAAGGACGGTAAACTTGTCAGCTTTGATACAGAGATGTTTGCTGATTGGATTACTTCTGAATTTGATAAGAAAGATATTCCACAGGCAGTTTATGACTATCTGTTGGTAGAGAATAACCGTTTTGTATTCTCATTGGACGTGGCGCCACAACGTGCTTTGTTTGAAAGTGTACTCTCTAGTGCATTGAGCAAACGTGTAGTTCGTCCTAAGATGTTTGGTGAGGCATACATTCAGTTGGCTTCTAGTGGTTTCAACAAGACCAATACTAGATATACTAAGCCAACAGATGCTGATGTAGCAAAATACGGTGTAGGTGGTTTGCGTGACTATGGTCGCATAGTTAACGGTAAACATCAACCGGCAGATATTAAGCTTGCCTTTAATCCTAAGAAGCATGCTCCTTTACTTAACTTGTCTTACAACGGAGAAGTAATAGGAACTCTAGATAGATTGAATGAAGCCTTGATGGACGATAATTGGGTAGAGCAAAACTCTGCAAAGATTACTATCGTAGGTGTTCGTATTCCTGTACAGGCTTTGAACTCTATGGAGTTTTTGCGTGTACGTGAGTTCTTACCTGAGAAGGCCGGTCCGATTATCATTGTGCCTCCCTCGATTGTAACCAAGTCAGGATCGGATTTTGATATAGATAAGTTGTTCATGTACGAGCCAGAGATGGACGACGAGGGCAATCTTATCCTAACTAACAAAGAGTTCCAAGCTAATCCTGCTGCTGTTTATGAGTTTATTAAATTCAGACAAGAGAGCAAAGTAGAATTATCTAGAGCTATCAACGTACTCAAGAACAAGAAGAAAGAATTTATCGACAGGTTCTCTGCTGATAAAACCATTCAAGATGTAATGAGTTCGTTTATTGCGAATAACAACATGGTGTTTAAGGTTTCCAAGTCTAAGAAGACAGACAAGGAAGAGTCAGCCATCATGGACAATGCACTTACCCAAGCAATCGTATTGGAGCAAGCATTGGCAGCGCAAACGCAAGACCCTGAAATCATTGAGTTAACTAAGACTATTAGTAATCTTAAGAAAATCTACCAGAAGTATGAGAAGTACTCACCTGGAAGAATTAAATCAGGTTCCTCTAACGAAGTAATTGCTGCTATCTCTGATGTTCTTTCTGAGCCATCTGTGATGAGTACTTTCTTGAAGCCTACTGACTCTCCTATTTTGAAAGGATTGGCTAAGTATTACGATGATAAGTATCGTATGGGTACCGGTAAGATTAAATCATCTAGGATGTTTACTCCTAGTGTATCTCTACAGATCTTTAGAGAGAATGCTACCGGTAAAAAATCTTTGGGTATTGATGCTAAGACAAACGCTTTGCATAAACTCTACCAGCAAGTAGGTTTGCGTTACACTGAAGAGTTCTTCTTGAACAACTTCTTGATGCGTACCAACAAAGATGCCAATGGTATTGTACTTGGTGGTTTATATGAGGCTAATAACCCATACAGGGAAGGCGAGAATAAATACTTAATCTCAGATATTATTAACGAGTTCATCAATGGACACGTTGACATCGAGAAAGAAGACTGGATTAACTACTTCAACGCAGACAAAGCAAGAACTGCTACTATTCTTCAGATGGTACTCAACGGTATGCCTATCGAGGATGCTATCTTGCTTGTTAACCAACCTATTGTTCACCACTACTTAAAGAACAGAAACCTCAATCAAACTGCTAGACAGTTAGGTTTTTCTGGTAAGCGTATGGGCGACTACCTTAAAGAAGGTTTGACTGCTGTTGGCTTAAAGAGTTATCTTCAGTACGATAATGGTAAACTCTCTATTCGTAAAACCATTAGAGAGATGATGTCTGATGACTTGTTCAATAAGCATATCAAAAATTTCAATGAAGAAAATTATACACCAACTACCGATACCTCTAGAAATAGTTATGATCTATTGCTCAGTACTATTGACGAAGGTGACAACCGTGTTAAGGCTATTGCTCAGTTAGCATTCTTAACTCAGTATGCTTTGATTGAAGAGCAGAACGAAAACTTGCTTAACTTGACTTCAGTTATTGACTTTAACACAGCTTCTTACCGTAACTTGAATGACTTCCATAAAGTAGCACCTGCATTGCGTGAGGCACAAAACTTCTTTAACAAAGAAGCATTAGATAAGATTGTTTCAAGTAGCGTAGTGTCTCCGTTTAACGTAACGGAAGATGCTATTACTATCGGTACGCAAGTGTTTGATGTAATAGGAAGCAAAGAGTATCAAGAGTTCTTGAATCTTTACATTGATCAGTATGGTAAGTTCTGGGATCCGGACACTACTGTAACTGAAGTAAACAACTTGAATAGTGCTGTTATGCATGCATTCATTCAGAAGTTTACTGAACTGAGTGGCGTAGATTACTACCAAGAGTACGGACCTAAGTCTAAATACTTGACTAAGGGTGCTCAAGGTAACTTGGCAAGTCAATACAATAAACTGTTCAAGCAGTTTGCAAAGTACGATACTAACCTTGCTTCTTTTGCACGTAGGAATCTATTCTTAAAGAATTTTAGAAAGCAAGACGTAGAAGGAACTAACAAGTTCTATATAGCGATGCAGACTAACGAGCGTGATCCTGTTACTGTCGATGCTATTCAGAAATCATTTGAAGATGGCTTAAACTATAACTACTCTCAATCTATTGAGGTTAACGGCCAAACAATTGACTTGAACGAATCTGTAAGACAGTTCTTCCAGGACGTAGCAAATGCTACAATACTCGGACAAGGTTTTGCCATTAAGTTCCGTAGTATCCAACCTTATCTTCCTGTAAACTCCTTGGAGTCTTTGTGGGGAGCTGTAGAAGAACTTAGAGATATTAAAGGCAAGTTGTTTGCGGACGAGTCTGAATTTACCGACGAACAAAAGGCAGAGTCTAAACAAGGTCGTATTAACTTCTTGTCTTTCTTGAATCAGGTAATGAAGATACATGCTAAGCAAGCCTTCTCACCTGCCAGTAAATCACTTAACCGATTAAAGTATTTCCCTGATTACTTGAGAGAGTCTGTAGCTAAAGGTATAGTTATAACTCCTAAAGCCAAAGGGATTGCTGCAATGCTTGTACCTAACACTACTGAGGCTAAGCTTAAGTCTAAGTTTCCTGTCAAGTTCGAAGGTAAAGAGTACTCAGATGTTATGGCTGCGTTTAACGCCAACAAACTTCCTTTCATTATTGAGGGACGTAGGGAGAACGCTTCTATCTTGAGTGAGTTAATGACTAGCATTTTGACCGAGCGTTTCCGTCAGTATCCACGTATGTTTGGTCTTATCTCTGACTTAGGCGGTGTTGCCCTGCTTGAGATGAGTATCTACAAAGGCATGGGTTACGAGTGGCGTACAAGCACAACTAGTCCCGGTAACTACATCAAGTCCCTAATCAATGCTTACAACAACGTAGAGGCTGAGTTGACTCCTATTTGGGAACAAATGCAGGCAGACAAAGCACAGGCTATGACAGAGGAAGATATGCCAGACACATCACTTGATGATCAAGCTTACCTAGACTACCTCAATAAACAAGGAGGAGAAGAGTTCTCAGGTCCATTCATTGCTATTGAAGATGATGGTTCTATGGACTTGGAAGATACCGGTCTTAAGTTAAAGACACCTGCTGTTGTAGAAGAACCTATGTACGATACGGGTATGATAGATAAAAGTAATAACGAGATTAAGTTAAAGTATAGTGAGGTCACTCCAGCTAGGTTAAGAGAACTTATGCCACAAGCATCTGAGGAAAAATTAAACTTTATTGTTGCTAACATCCAACAACAGATGAGAGACCAGAACCCAGGATTTGACTTTACAAGTACTTGTTAATAGATTATATTTGTAAATAACATGGCTAGACATTGCACATTAGATTTTCATAATCCTGTAACAGGGAAAGAGCATCACTCTCTTTTGGGTTATGTCTTGAACCAATACGGTGTACCTAAGGAACAGGTACAATCTATTCTTGATAAGGGCTTTTCTTACATAGTAAGTAACGGAGTTAAGTCTTGGGGTAAAAATAGAACTGAGAGTCCTTTCATTGAACCAAGCATAGAAGAATTACTAGCTTTAACCAAAGCAAATACTTCTCCTGGATTAATTAGTTACGTATCCAAAGTACAGAATTTTTACGACAGTAAGAACTTATCAATAGATACTAAGCTAAACATTAATCAGTTACACAGAATTATTCAAGGTGCCAATGATTTGAACATTGCTCTTGAGTACGAGGTAACTAATCCTGATGCTCCAATAGAAGAACAGACTTACCGTGTGTATCCTATGGAAGAGTCTGAAGAGAATATGTTAGTAACAAACAATGCTTTGTTCAAACAGATTGATTCTTACTACGCTGCCTTAGGAAAGACTCGCCTAGTGGATAAGATGTCTAAGTATTTAGATTTAGGCAATCCTAGCATCTACAACACTATGCGTAAGATTCTTAACGATGATACAACTACGCAGTATGAAAGAGATTTGTTAAACACTTTGCTTGGTGTACTTGACTTAAACCCGTCTATCAAATTAAACTTAAGTTACGACTTAGCTATATCTAAAGAAGCCGGAGAAGTTACTTTTCCTGCAGGTGTGTATGATCTGAAAACAAACACCATTAGTATTTATTTATACCCTGCTCACAATCTAAATGACGAGGACTTTAAGCGTTTGTTGATTCACGAAACAATACACGCAGTTATTGCTTCTACCTTAGAAAACCCTCAGACCACTGCGGAGAAAGTATTTGTTTCTGAGATTGGTAGAATATGGGCGTACTACAAACAAAAGTACAGTGACGTAGAACCTATAGGTGATTTTTATGGTCTAAGAGATCAGCATGAGTTTGTTTCTGAGTTTCTGACTAATCCTACCTTTAGGGCTAGTTTAGAGGAAGCAGCTCCAGAAGTACACGGTAGTACGTTTCAATCTATAATTAACTTTTTCAAGAAGTTACTTGGAACCTACTTTGCTAAGTACAACAAACAAGTATCTGAGGATTACGTACAAGACTTGATTGAGAATATGTTTGAGACTATTCTTAACAATCAACAGTTAAACACCTCTTTGGTTTACACAGGTAACCAGGCTTTCAACTCTGAAGGTAACAGCAAGAACTACAAACAGTTTTTGGAAAGTATGCCGGGAGTATCAGGTCGTGAGGTAGAAATCTTTTACGAAAGACTACGTGAGTTCTTAGAGAGTGACTCAGTCAATTGGAATACCGTACTACAGAATGCTCGTCAAAACGGAATCAATGCGTTTAGCCTTGAAGAAGCCCGTGAGACTTTAAATAATATTGACCTTACTGACATCCCAGTAACTGATTTGCAGAAGTCATTTGAGAGTTTGGTTGCTCACCTATACGAAACTACTATGTTTCTTAGAGGCGTACAAGCTAACCTATCAGATGCACAAAGAAACAAGACGCTTAGTCCTAGAGATTTATACTCTCGTTCTTACCACGCTGCTAAGATGGGAGAGTTCTTTAAGGACTACATAACTCAGTTTAGAGATACTATGTATCCTAACGGGCAAATACCGCCCGCTAACACTGTGATTGCAAAGTACATGAATAACATCAATGCAATCTCAGATAGTATTATTGGTACGCTTAACACTCAAGCAGCAAAAGCTGTAGCAGGTAGACTTGCTGAGGAAATGTTCCCACAAACAAAAGCTATTCGTAAAGGACTCGAAGAAAACATTCAACGTCTCCAGGATGAGCTGGTTATGTCTACTACTGATAGAACCAAACGTTTACTTAATGCTAAGATTAAAGAAGAGAAAGAGCGTCTTTCTATCTTGGCTACTCCTGAGAACCTTGAGAAAGCATTACTTGGTACGTTAGATGTAGAAGCTAAATCAAGTACAGGTAAACTTGCATCTCACGTAGGAGCTATGTTTGAGTCTGCTGCTATCTCAGGTAACCTTGTAAGCGGAACTCTAGACTCATTGATTAATAATCTTTGGTCAAAGTCTACTCAAGAAGCTATGCAGTTCCAAGGCCAGATGAAAGTCTTGGCTGACGAACTTTCTGCACACTTAAGTTCTAAAGGAATCAATGCTAATACCGGACTTGACTTCAATAAAGTATTTAGCCGGTTCCTGAAAAGAGTAACTGTTCTTGAGATAAAGAACGGAAATCTCGTAGAACGTGAAACCCTTGTACTCCAAAGTAGGATGGATGAAGTTTCTTACACCAATGATTGGAATCGTAAGAAGGTTAACATCCTTAAACTAGAAAATATTAAGAACCGTACTCCTCAACAAGAACTTGAACTTGAAAATCTCATCACTGACTTGACTGACTTTGAAGAGAAACACTTGGAGAGTTATTATACAGACGAGTACCACCGTATTCAGTCTTTGTTATCACCTGTTGCTAAAGCAAGAAGAGATGACATCATAGACAAGATGCGTAAGATTCAGTTGAGTCCTAATCAAGGAGAGAACTCAGAAGAAGACTTGGATAAGTTGGATGACTTAAAAGCCCAGCTAGATGCTCTTGAGCAAGAAACTGATGAATACGGTGTGATTAAGTCTGAAGAAGATTTACAAATTGCTCGTAGTATCCGTGAGTGGAAGCAAGAACGTTCTGCTGCTAACTTGATTAAGTATGAGGTAACTCCTAAGAACAAATTAATCTTCCAAGAACGATACAACATTGTCAAGGAAAACGTCAAACAAACTTTTTCTGATTTAGAGAATGCCAAACTCGAAGGAGACGCACAACAAGTAATTGTATCTCAAGCTAAATACGATAAGGCTGTTAAAGACCTAGAGTCATTTAAGAAAGCCAACGTAGTTAAGAGAATCTCTCCAGAGTTCTATGAGGAACGTGCTGAGATTATAGATGCAATTGCCGCTATCCAATCTAAATACAAGCAAGATGTTAATGGACGTACTGTATCCGATGTGTACAAAGAACTATTCTCTTTGCTTAAACCTTATAAGAATGTAAATGGTGAGTACGAAGGTTCTAAAGTAATCACTGAGTTACAGGAATACATAGATGAAACCGGAGCAACAGTTAAAGTTAACATCCCAACTAGGGTAAGGCAACTTCAGTCAGAGATTGAAGACATTCGTCAAGAACTCTCTGAAGGAGAGCAAGTCGCAAGGGAAGATAAAGATGCTTTGGTTCAACTGTATTCTATGCTTGGCGCCATGCAAGAGCGTACTACCACAGAGGACTATGATAAAACTTTGAAAGCTCAATTCAGTGTAGCTCGTCAGGAAGTACTGGCTAAGAACTCACAAGCATTTGTAGGTTTAACTGAATCTGAAGCCAATAAGAAGATAATGATTGCCCTCCGTAAGGGAGATTGGTATAAGATGAATCACAGAAAGGTATACGATTATACCTCTCGTAGCTTTATCAATGAACCATTGTTCCATTGGATGGTAACCTTGCCGAAGAATCCAGCATACATTTCTGAAACAGAACCTTCTTTCCGTTGGTACACAACTACAGTTAATGATGAGAAAGATCCTGTTACAGGCAGACCTAAGTACATTAACCCGGCTGTAAAAGAATCTCGTAACTCTAAACGAGTTTTGTTAAAGGCTAACAGTACTTACTCTAATTCTGGTTATGACTCTCTTGACGATACAGAGAAGAGTATCTTGGATAGAATAACTGCTTTGTATGAAGTTCAGCAAAAGGGTTTGCCAAGAAATCTCCGTAAGGGATTAGAACTACCATCTGTTCGTAAGTCAGGTCTAGAATCTTTTGGTGACAAGTCATTCAAAGGCATCTGGGATGAAACAAAGAGTGTTTGGCAGAATACCGTAGACTCTATGTTCGGACGTAATGACGATGATTTGTCTAACGGGGGGGATACCTTGCTTGGTAGAAAAGGAAGCTCTAAAGTAAATCAGTATAAAGATAGATTACACTTAAAGTACGTAACGCCTATCGATGCTGATCAAATGACTGTAAACTTCTTTGACTCTATTACTCAGTTTGGTTCCGACTCTATCCGATTCAAAAACCTATACAGCAACTTGCCATACATCCTAGGTGCAAGAGATTTGATTAATAAGAACTTGCCAGGTACTGTTACTGCTAAAGTAGTAAACAATCTACTAGAACGTAAGATTAATGGTCAGGGTAAGGTAGCAATGACTGACGTAGCTGCTCTTAGAGTTATTGGATACGTTGCAGACAAGACCTTGGGACTAGGTGCAAGCATGGCTTTGTCTTTAAACTTACCTTCATCTATTAAGAACTTTCAAGCCGGTACGCTTAACATCTATAACCAACTTGGAAGATTCGGATTAGACAAGAAAGAAATCCACGCAGCAATGGCTCGTAATGCCGGCCAGTATTGGAACTTGCTTACCTCTCAAATAGAAGAAGGTAAGAACACTCCTTACATTGCTAAGATGAAATACTTTAGTGTTATGCCTTCAGATACTTTGTCTGAGGCAGGCAAACAGTTATTCATAACAAACTTAGATAAATCTGCAAAGTACAATCCAATCAAGCACTTGACTTTCTTTAGAGAGTTTGGTGAATTTGAAATGCGTAGTGCTGTGGCAGAGGCTATGTCTAAGCAACACCTAGTGAAGCTTAACAATGGAAGCTTTGTTCCTATCCTGGATGCATATACCGTAGAAGGTAACATGCTTGTACCAAGAGATGATATTGCCGACATGAATGAGTTGGCTTCTCAGGAACAGTACTATCGTAATAGATTAAACACAGTTAACTCATTAATTCATGGTAACTATGGTGCTATGGATAAAGGTGAATACTCTCGATACAATATGGGTCGAGTAGTTATGTACATGAAAGGTTGGCTTGCAGGTCAGTGGTTGTCAAGGTTTGGTTCTCGTAGAATGGCATACAGTGCCGGTATGGAGTTCCAAGGTATGTACATTACTGTCTACCATGCAGCTAAGATGTTGTTTAACACCAGAGGTAATTTTGCAACTACTGGTAAGCTTTTATCCGAAAGAGAAAAAGATGAGTTAGTAGCAGCAGGTTTAGATACTATGTCAATTGCAGTTGCAATGTTGTTGTCTACTATTGTAGCAAGTGCTTTGTACTCAGACGACGATGATGACCAAGATAACTTAGTTGATTACTTCATGCTTTATAATCTTCTTTACTTAGAGGATGAGTTGAGTTCTTTGCATCCTCTTGCAGGTTCCGCATCTATCTACTACTCTCGTGTTGTAAACAACGTAGACGGTAAAGACTTCTTCACTTACTACTTCAATAAGAACATACTAATGCCTTTTAGAAGTGTGACTGACATAATGAAAACTCTTTACGAGTACAGTCCTTTGGGTGATGTAGATATGTTTGCTGACTATGTGCCTCGTAGTAGAGCAGGAAGAGTACTTAATCCTAAACGTTACCAAAGAGATCCTTTCCTAGACGGACAACCTGAAGTAGTCGCTAGACTAAACAGACTATGGGCAATTAACAACTCAGTAAACTATCTTTACGGAGGACAAGAATTCATGTATCGTAGATACGAATACTCTAACCCTAAGTGGTTTATTCCTTCCTACAAAGGTGACTTACGTTCTGCACGCAAAGGTGTTGATGGCGCCAAGAAAGAAATCAAAGCCATTGAGCAAGAGATAAGATACGTAGATGACTTGGATACCAAAGCTGTTCTGGAGGAGAAGATTGATAAGTTGCAAAAAGTAATTCAAGATGGTAAGGAACAAGAGGAAGATTTGAAAGACGAGTACGGCACTATTGATCGTAAATAATCTTGATTTATTTCTAAATAAACATAACTTTGTAATATCGGACGCAAGTCGGTTTTAATAACGAAACAAAATGGATGCATCACAACAATCAAACGAACAAGCACGTCGTCTTAGGATGATTGCTTCTAACTCAGGTTTAGCTGTAGGTTCTGGAGGCTTTAAACGCCACGGAATAGAAACTGTAACTACTGTAAGATACAGTGCTTTAGTAGTACAAGAAGACACAGTATTTACTGAATTTAAGGTTAACGGTATTTCTTTACTATCTGCTAATGGAATGTCAGGAGTAACCTTCAAGCAAGGTGCTTTTCTTTCTGCAGAAGCTGGATTTATTACAGACTTTACTACCACTAGCGGTAGTGTAATTGCCTATAAGTAATGATTGGCATTGGTATTGACATAAGGGGAGGAGGATTCACTCGACTTCCTTTTCGTTTTACTATAAATACGAACAATACCTCAGCAGGTAGTAGTACAAGTACGCAGTTTAAGTTACCCTTAGTTTCTTCAGGAACACTAAACGCTGTAGTAGATTGGGGAGATGGAACTTCTAGTACTATTACTACCTGGAACCAAGCAGAAGTAACACATACCTACGCTACTGCAGGTGTATACGATATTAAAATTACTGGAGTACTTAGAGGATGGCAGTTTAATAAGGGTGGTGATAGATTAAAAATACTTGATATTATTAACTGGAGTGGATTAAATATTAGTACGGATTTTGGATTTTATGGATGTACTAATTTAACCGCAAGTGCAACGGATGCCCCTTTGATTACGGCCACAAGTTTAAGAGAATATTTTAGAGAATGTCCTAATTTTAACGGTCAGATTGGCAATTGGAATGTATCACAAGTTCAAAATATGCGAGGTATGTTTCAAGGAGTTTTGGGAGGTACAAGAAACATTTTTAATAGCTATATTGGAGATTGGAATACTTCAAGTGTTACAGATATGTCATACATGTTTGATTGGTGTAGTTTTAACCAAAACATATCTACTAAAGTAGTAACGGTTAATGGTAATACCTATACTGCTTGGGATATGTCAAATGTAATAGATATTTCTATAATGTTTCGAGCAAACCAAATTTTTAATCAACCTATTGAAAATTGGGATACTTCAAACATTCAAGGTATGTTTGGGGTTTTTAATAGTGCAAATGCATTTAATAGACCTATTGAAATTTGGGATACATCAAGCGTCACGAGTATGGGTCAAATGTTTCAAGCCAATCCTATATTTAACAGACCGATTGGTGTTTGGAACACATCAAGTGTTACAGATATGAGAGAAATGTTTAATGGTAATACGGGTTTCAATCAAGATATTGGAGCGTGGAACGTATCAAATGTTACTAATTTTTTAAATTTTATGGCCACTAGATCACCTGCCAACTATTCAGCCGCAAATCTTAATAGTATTTACAATGGGTGGAGTTCACGACCTGTACAACCTAACTTGAATATTACTTTTGGAAGCATAAAGTACACTGAGGCAGGTCAAGCAGGTAAAAACATTTTGGATTTTGCACCTAACAACTGGACAATAACAGACGGAGGTATATAATGAGTGAGATAAAATTCCCAACACAGAGAACATACTTTATCACTTATACTGATACGAGTATTTTTAGTTATGGTTATGTTGATCCAGATCAACAAATGACAAGTGGTCAACCTGAATTATATCAAACCACAGATGAACAAGCTTGGATAACAGAACTGAAAACTGTATTTAATACTACATACCCGCCTATTACCACTACTGAATAATGAAGACCTCTTTCCTCTTATATACAAGTACAACTATCTTAGCTTTTCTGGGAACTTACTTCTTTGATTTAGGAGCAGATAACGCTGAACAGTACTTAGCTGTAGTTGCTGTTGTGTTTATAGATGGATTCTTTGGGGTATGGGCAGGAACTAAGATGGAAGGTTTTAAGACGCATAAGGCTCTTAGCGTGCTTAAAACTTTGATGGTGTGGGTATTTATGCTTACAGGTATCTTAATGATTGAGAAGGGCTTTGAGGGCACTTTCTGGCTAAGTGAGACTATTTGTGCTCCCTTTATTCTCTTTCAGCTTACCAGTGCACTAAAGAACGCAGCCAGAGCAGGACTCATTAAGAACGAACTGCTGCAGTTAATCTTAGATAAAATAGACCAACACAAAGTAAATGAAAAACAAAATTGAAGCTATCATAATAGGGCTACTGCTAATAACAGTAGCCTTCTTGTTATGGGAAAGGCAGTCCCTAAATAGCGGAAACGAAGAAAAGTTTATGGCTTACATGGACTCAATGGAAAAACGTAACGAGACTTTTCTCAGCAGAGTGGATTCGTTATCTACACTTAAACATGAACAATTTAGTTACTATGAAAAAATCAACCTCAAGTATGACACTATTCAGATTGCTCTTGATACTATGCCTGACATTGACGGCACCAAGTATCTACTCACAATCTCTAGACAGCTTACCGCTAAAGGAGTTGAATAACGAATTCCTTAAGGGAATCAAAGCAAGAGAACGTGTAGTTGTTCTTAAGACTGTTATTCATTTGGACAGTCAGCAAATCAATCTATACAAGGATTCGATTGTTCCTAATTATCAACAGATGATAGAGGTGTCTAAAACAGAGGTCACCAAACTAAATCGTGTGATAGACAGAAAGAACTTAGAGATGAAGATGTACAAGTATGGATTCTTAGGTATGTCTTTACTAGCAATCTTTAGTTTTATCTTATAATGTATGCAGTTAAGTATAAGAGCCAAAGTGAGTGTAGTGGTAGCAAGCATACTTATGCTTTTCCTACTCTACAATCAATCTACAGTTGTACTTAAGTACAACCCACTTAACTATGATAAGGAACTCTTAGAGTTTTGGTTAACTGTAGCTTTCTTACTATTCTTTTTCCTTGGTTGTATTGAGTTTGTTCGTAAGGCTAGGTATAAGTTTCAAAGCATTGACGCTACCTTCCACGCTATCAACTCATCAAACATACTGGTAGAGTTTGATACTGAGGGAGAGATACTTACAGCTAACGCTAAGTTTAAGCAACTCTTCGGAGATGTAGTCAGTCATAGAGACTTAGACGACTCTCCTATTAAGGAGTGGAGAGAGTTCTGGTTACATTTAAGAATAGGTTACTTTAAACAAGGTGAGTATAACTGTAATGGAGTTTGGCTCTATGGGAACTTTAACCCTATCAAAGATCCCTATGGAGAGGTTTATAAAATCCTTTTAATTGCTACGGAAATTACAGAGAAGAAAAAGATTGAAGCAGAAATTGCCAAGAAGAACTCTTACTTAGAGCACGCAGCTAAAATCTTAAGACACGACATGCACTCTGGAATCAACACTTACATTCCTCGTGGGTTGTCTTCCTTAAAAAGAAGATTAACTGAAGAGCAGATTAAAGAGTTAAAGATAGATGCTCCCTTAAGAATGGTAGAAGAGGGATTAATTCATACCCAAAAGGTTTACAATGGAGTTAAAGAGTTCACTAATTTGGTTAAGCAAGACGCACACCTAGAACTTAAGTTACACAATCTTAAAGAAATACTCCACAGTTACCTGTCTAGTACCTCTTACGAGAAACAAGTAGTCATAGAAGAGTTACCAGAGATTGAAGTTAACGAGTCTTTGTTCTGCACAGCTGTAGACAACCTGATAAGAAACGGACTCAAGTACAATGATTCGGGTACTAAGTTAGTTCGTATCTTTGCAGAAGGAGATTATTTAATCATCGAAGATAACGGAAGAGGAATGTCTCAAGAAGATTTGATTCAGTGGTCTCAGCCCTACAAGAGAAAAGAAGGGCAACAGGAGACAGGAACAGGTCTTGGCTTAAACATATGTACTGCAATTATGGAAGAGCATAAGTTTACTGTAGTTGCAGAAAAATTATCAGAACCAGAAGCAGGAACTAAACTAAAAATAAAAATAAAATGATAGACTCTATATTACTCGTTGATGATGAAGACTTATTCCATTTAGTGTTTGAAGACTCTTGTAGTTTATTAGACATTACATTAAGTCTACAGAGTTTAACTTCATCTGATGAGGCAGATAAACTCTTTAAGAAATGGTTTCAAGAAGGACCCCAAGAGGAGAAACCTGACTGTGTATTTGTTGACCTTAACATAATTGGTTCTTCTTTTGACGGAATTGAACTGATACGTAAGATTAACTTTGAGTACGGCAATGGAGTTGTAATAGGGATTATTTCTTCTTCTGACGATAAGCAGGAGATTGAAAAGGCAAAGGCTGTAGGTGCTCAGTTCTGGATCATCAAGAGTGACGAGATTGAACCTCGCTTAGAAGCTTTCCGCAAAGATTACGATAGTTACAAGAATAAAACAGCTCCCTTTAAAGTCTATAAGTGATATCCTTTAATAAAGATATTGAGTCGGACTTAATCTCTCTGTACAAATCTAAGAAGATTGCACTAGAGGGAAACTTACTTAAAGTAATTAAAACTACTAATAAGGAGTTCCAAGAATATCTAGAAGAGGCAAAAACCAAAGACCAAGACACTAGAAGGAAACGACTAGAGGTAACTAAACAAGTACAATCCCAGAACAAAGACCTAATAGATAGTCAAGCAGAGAAAGAGAAGTTAATGCTTGAGTTAAAGCAAGCTTTGTCTGAGTCAGAAAAGCTACGAGAAGTAGCGGTAGATGACTTAGAGACCCTTCAGAAGAAGACTCAGTTTGAACTTATAGGACTTATAGTAAAAGTAGCTTTGGGAGCTGTGGCTGCCGTATGTGTATTTACAACTATACTTTACTTATACGTTCTTAGCAAAGGATTAGATTCTAAAATCATTGAGAGTACCTGGAGTAATATGTTTGGTATAATTCTAACTAACTGTTTCTCAATCATCGGTACTATAATGGGAGTTAAACACATAACAGATTCAAAAAAATGACACTACTATCATTACAAGAGTGGGCAAAGGGAGCTGAGGTATACATTGTATGCTTCTTTAATGCAGCTATGTTTATCATCTGTGCTTTTGGCTTAAGTTTTTTCTTTGACCAGTATTACGCCAAGAAGGAAAGAATGGATTTATAACATACATTTGTGTATGAAAAACTTTATCTTATCTTTATTTCTCTTTGTTGCAACTTGTGTAAGTGCTCAAAGAGACAGCGTATTCATTAAGACACCTATCTATTCTTGTGTCTATTCTGAAATTTTACAACAGCCTAAGCGTGTATGGTACACAGTTCAATGCCCATCAGGGTCTTATCCTCGCAAGGGAATGGACTTCTACACTAACGATAGTGTAATTACATCTGACGGAAAAGACTACGAGGGTAATGTATGGGACAAAGGACACTGTGCCCCGGCTGCTGACTTTAACTGCACAAGAGAAACCTTGTGGCAGACGTTTTCTTATTTGAATTGTATCCTCCAGCACGAGAAATTAAACAGAGGTGCTTGGAGATTACTAGAAGCGTATGAGCGTCAATTGGCTCTTACAACAAAGGTAAATGTACAAATAGATGTTATTTACGCTAAGAACGCAGCTAAGTTACCGACAGGTGCTACTATACCAACTGCCTTTAGAAAAATAATTAGTTTTGATAATAAAAAAGAAATCTATTACTTTGTAAATGAAGCTCCTAAGTCAAATGACTTTAAGCTTTATTTAATAAAGTAAACTATGGATTTACAAACACTTAGGTTTAAGATAAATGAATTTTATCTTGAATCAAAAAATAGAGAGTATCCTAATTCTCTGCTGGTTACTAAAGACCAGTATAAAGATTTTCTGAAGGAAACTTTTAAAGTTCCTGATTTCTCAGAAATTCCTGATGGTGTGTTCATCACTTCTATCGAAGGACTACAGGTTGTCTTTACAGACGATTTGGTTGAGCCAAGGGTATTAAAAATGTAAAGGGGAGCGAACTCCCCTTTTTCATTTACTTCTTTACTACTGTAGGACCACCGGTCATTTCGAAGAATGCCTTAATCTCGGCAACTTCTTTCAACTCAATGGTGATTGGTTCACTCGTAACTTCAAACTTCTTGATTTTTACGGGAACCTTTTGCTTAGTTGTAGGATCAATCTTGTACTCGTACTCTACGGGATTCAACTTATCCGCATTACGATTTAAGATTACTGCTAAACCTTCCTTTACAGGATAGGTCATAACTACTGAGTCTATGTCAAATGAATAGCCAGTTTCTGGGACAAACTCCATTTCTTCTCCGTCCTCTATTTTTTTCTTCTCGGTGTAATAAAACAGTCTCATGATTTTTTATTTCTAGGCTTGCTTGGGTAATGTTTCTTTTTCTTTTTAGTAGGTTCTGAGTGAGGTACTACGTTAGCAGCAACTGGCTTAGGCTCTTCTTTAACCTCAGGTAGAACTTCAGGTATAACTTCAGTAGCAACTACGGGTGTAGGCTCTTCTGTAGGCATCTCCATTTCGTAGACATCATCTGTTGCATCAGGAGCAACTAACTCAGCCTCTACTTCTTTGGTAGGTTCGATTACTTCAACTAAGTCTTCTTCTCTAACGAATAAATCAGATGGTGGAGGCTCAGGTGCTTCTTTTGCTAGAAGTTCGTCCATAATCTTATCTGCTACCTCTTCTGTAGTACTGGGGACTGGATCTCCGCTACTTACTACTGCGATGATAAGAGCTATCAAAAGTAGAAATCCAATTAAATAAATTGCGGTTTCCATGTCTTTAATTCCAGATAAGTGAGATGTCCATATCTCTGATCATGATACGATCATCACCATCGATAGGAAGGATTTCTGCATAGGCAAGTACAGCTGGAGATACATACACAAGGTCTCCGGCTTTAAAGTCAGTAACTTCGTCACCGACTGCAAAGATTTCAAGCTCTGTGTACTTCTTCATTTCTTCTTGCATTAACTGCTCTTTTGTTTCGGGAGATAACTCCAGACCCAAGTCATTGATTTGAGGCTTGTTCAATAGAACTCTTTTGCCTTTTAGGGAGAATGTGCTCATTATTTTGTTTCTGTTTTAGTTGGTTTGAATAATTCAAGTTCTGCTTCTCTAAGCTCTAACTGTTTCTGTACGAAGTTTTTTTCTCTAAGGTTTGCCTCTTCAGCCATAGCTAAATGCCTTTTATTCATTATTTGTGCTTCGAGATTTAACCTATGAATACGTTCAAAATTGTCATTACTTTTTATTAGCTGAACTAAATTTAAATGCCCAATGATAGTACTTACTAATAAACTTATTGTTATTAGTACGAGGCAGGTTTCGGTTATCATAATTTTTTCTTGTTAAGTTTATATTGGTCTACGTACACTCCACAGTTCTGAAGCAGTTTAACTCCTGCCTCATCCCTGTATTTATTTATGAAGTACACTTTTTTGATACCACTCTGAATTATAAGTTTGGCACACTCTAAACAACATGAATGCGTAATGTACATAGTCGCTCCTTCAGTTGATATGGGGGACTTACAAGCCTTAGTAATGGCGTTTGACTCTGCGTGAAGGACATAACTGAAAGTCACATCTTCTTCCTCACATTTATTGGGCATACCGGAAGGTGTTCCGTTATACCCAAATGATATGATGTTTCCGTCTTTTGCAATAATTGCACCTACTTGTAATCGCTTACAGTAAGATTCCTTAGCAACTCTTTCTGCTAAGTCTAAGTAGAGTTCTAATTTTTTTAATGCACTCATAAATTATACCTATAGATTTCTCTCGAATAATCTAAACCCATAATTAAATCGGAGTGCAAGTTAGTAACTTTTTTGAATTCATCCGAATACTTTCCAGGAATCATATGCTTTAATTTGTAGAAATCCTCCTGATATGCCTGTCCTACCTTAAAAACAAGCATTCTTTGTTTATCCACACCTGTGTCATACCAATCGTAGAAAGACTGAAAGTTGATTACTTTTTCCTCCAACGTAGGATAGAATCTGTAGGATGTATTAAATAGAAATAAAATGCAGTTCTGATATTTACACCTATGCCCATAGTCATCTATATAAACATTAATTAGACCTGACTCTACAAGCATTGGCAAAGAACTTGAATTAAAGATAAGACCAGTAAATAACTTACTGGCCATATTAAATCTAGTTAAGTCTATGTTACTTGCCATTATCTACCGTAGGTAAAGTTATCAATCTAACACCTTCGTTTTGATAATCTTCCATAGGATAATCCCACAAATCATTTTCACTATGCCAAGCGAGACGCTTGATAGCTTGGTCAAAACCTTCATACTCTCTGCTGATCATACGACCACCGAATCTACCAAAGTCAATAATAGGTAAACCTGCCTCAAACACCAAAGGAGTTCCAGGACTGCTTTGACTCTCTACAATAAACTTGAACGGCTTAATCACGGTACAGTTATACTTTTGACAGTAGTTGCCTAAGAACAAACCATTAACGTAGAATGCTGCTTGGAAGTCATAGCGTAGTTTCCAGAACATAGAAAGCCAGTTAGTTGTCTTTACGTTAGTAGTTTTGATGTCGATAGGATACAAATACCCTTTCTCTTTGTCAACTACTAGCATGTCCAAAAGACCTTTGCAAGCTATTCCGTTGTATTCAAATTCGATAGGAACTTGGTAATGTACTTCGTACCTTTCGTTTTGTTGGAAGTACTTGGCTGTGTAAGGATGATTCAACAAACTGTCTTTGATAGAATAAATCTGTACTAGTTGTTGCGAAGTAATCACTGTCTTAGTTTCACCGGCTAATAGCGCATCGTAGTACTCTTTGCCTTCAACCTTAAACCTCTCTAGGACTTTATCAAAAGAATCTCTCTTGAAGCCTACAGTACTGTACGCAATCTCTGCTGCTTCAGGATTACCTCTGTTGATGAATAGTTCCCACACAAAGTCTCCCATCTGACCAGAAGGTCTTTCTACGTTACTGATGTGAAATCTTTCGTGGAAGACTTCCTCGCTTTGGGTGATTAGAATATCAACGGCATCTCCTACTACAATGTTTGCTTTAGGCTCGTCAAACTCAGTGTCGTAACTAGAGTTAAGATATTCTGTTGGGTGAATCAGGATTTTCTTTAAACGGCTCTGACTCACTGCCGTACTGTCTAGGTATGTTTGATCTGTTATCATTTCTTGATTTCTATTAAAATTGAAAAGTAAAGCCACCCTATGTGTAAGGAATAGCTTTGTGCTCTGGTTTTAGAATATCCTATTAAAGGAATAAAGTAAAAAAATACGTAAGGATTATCTCTCTGTCCGTACTTTTTCTGAAAGAAATTGTGCGCTGAAATCTTAATCTTGTTGGAGGTCATTGTACTCTTCCTTTTCACGTAAGACATAAGATAAAAATAAAGCATTGCACTGGATATGTCCTATGTGCTCAATGCCACTCTCAGGATCTACTAACTCACCCTCAAGTAACTTGAAGGTGTGTCTAAGCATACTCTCAATAATCTGAGTAGCTGGCATACCCTTACGCCAATTGTTCCGAGCATACTTGTGGCACCCGTACTCTAATACTCTTACCATTGGCTCTAGAGACTTAAAGTCTACCAAAGACCACTCTACCTTGCCCTGATTGTATCTAAGGGCTTGAGGAGATTCACCTAAACTTTTTGTTACGGCATCGATTTGTTCTTTTGTCCAATGCCCTTCACTAGTTATCTTGTTTTCCATATTCTTTAGTTGGTTCTGGGATGGTTACATCAAGAATGTTACGCCCAAATTCGATAACATCTTGGATAAATTTAAGTACCTCTGACTTCTTAGCCTTAGCTAAAGACATTGGTATCTTCTTGAATTCTCCTTCGAATAAAACTTCTTCGTACAGGTACATGGTTTTTAGGATACTGATCGTCTCATCCTTAGTAAAGGTTGTACCTTCTAACTCCTCGAAGCGTTCTTTAATGATAGGCAGAACTATGCCGTAGAAATAAGCCAATTGTGGTAATGTACGTTTAGAATCAACTCTAATTATACTTACCTCTACGTTTACTTCTGGTTCGCCTAACATCAATTCACCGAAGTAAGATTGCATTAAATCTTTATCTACCTTGAGGTAGATGTTGCCGTCTAGATTCTTACTGAGTTTACCCGGCAGGTGTATTCTTGTTATTGACATCTTCTTTTTCTAGTTCCTCTAGTAATCTAAATGCTAATTCTTCCTCTGCCTCTAATTGTCCTTTCAAGTTACGCTTACCAAAAGCTGCATCAATCTGTCTCATAAAGTACGAGTTAGTGCCTTTAGCATTACTTATTGCTTTGTACAAATCTGGGTTAACGTATTCACGAATGAATTGATATTGGATATTAAGGGCCTTTGCTAATACATAGGCCCTTCTTATATCCGCTAACACTTGTTGGTCAGAGGGTTTTTTCGTCATGTTCTTGGTTTGCTAAATAATCTTTGTATGCTTTTTCCAAAAGATTTAAATCCTCTTGAGTAAGTTCACCCCAATAATCTATTTCGAAGTGATTTATAATTTCTTCCATGCTGTCAAAGTAACCTTCTTCAATAGAATCCATTGTGTTCTGCCAAAAGCCTTCAGGATTTTCCATCATTTGCATTTGGTTATAACTCATCTGCGTGTCTTCCAATTCTCCCGTAGGAGAGATAGTGAATTTACCTGCAAAATCCATTCCTGACTCTTCGTAGTAGCCTTCTAGGGTTAGTTTATACTCAACAGCTAGCTTGATAAAAAATGGAAGCATAGGACTCCAAGCAGAATCTCCTGATATGGTAAGTGAACCATCTTCAACATCTATCTCAAACTCACCTTGAAACCATTTAGAACCGTAATTTTCATATACAGCATTCCAAGGTTTTTTATCATCATCGAATTCTTCTTGCTCTAATATCTCTTGAGGAAAGAACATTGGATAAACCTTGTAATAACATTCTACATAGGTAGTGCTTGTTTCTTTATTATCCAATAAAGCATCTACAATTGACTTTAAACGAGCCAGGTTCTCTTTGGAACCCGACCCATTTACATAGTTATAACAATGATTTGCCATAATTAAAACTGATGAAATTCAGCAGAGGGTGGTTGTACAAATAGTACTCCAGAGTTATTACCTTCTCCATCTCTACTAGGGTAAAACAAAGTGCCATCTTCCAACTCTAGAACGATTAACTCTTCGTCCCAATGTAAATCTTCAAGTTCTTCTTGAGAAGCATAACGTACTGACTTAATCTTCTTTCCAACAAAGATATCTTGAGCCATTTCCAATCTTTCTACTTGATATTCTACCATTGTCTTCATTATTCTGCTGCGTAACCAAAGAAATAGTACTGACCAGGAGCTTGGTTCTTGTCGTGCTTAAACTTAATTCTAGCTACTGTAGGACTACAACTAACTAGTACACGCTCCATGATAACAGAAGTATTTTCCATAGTCTTTTCTGTGTACTGTCGAGCCAACTTAACAGCTTCAGTCTTGTGTCCACTAGAGTTAATCTTTTGTCCGTGGTTATTCAGTACAAAGTAAACCAAGTCCCACTTCTTAGTACCTGGAACTACAATGTCTTCTACTTGAGTTTTAACCTTAAGCTTATTTTCTTTAGGGTCTTGGATACATACTCCCCAAGCAGGTCCCCACTTAGACGTGTTTTCAATTTCTTTATCGATAAATGATCGTATGTCTAATTTACTTTTTTTCCACTCAGCGGTTTTGTCTACAAAACCTTCCGTAGTACTGATGGTTCCGTTGTAACGATCATTGCCGTATTCAGAACGTGCATCGTCTACTAATTGATTGTACGCCTCTCTCATAGAGTAGGCTCTTGATTTTTCTACAAATGTTGTTGCTCCCATAATTTTAGTTTTTAGTTTATTTTTTCCAGAATTTTTCTATGCAAGGATCTGCTTTAAGCGGTACTCGCTTACAGAAGACAGCCCCTGCTTTTACCATTGCATCTTCTAGTGCATTTGCTACTTCTCCTGATAAAGACTCAGGACACTCTACTAGGTTCTCGTCGTGAACCGTGTTAATAAATTTGATTGTGAACAATAGTTTGTTCGGTAGTAAATAATCTTCCCAGAAATAAACACAGGATAGTTTAGTTATCTCAGCGCTTTCACCCTGTATCGGGTAGTTCAATGACATACGCTCTATCTGACCTTTCTTACCGAAGAAAGTAGATACCTGTTGTTTAATCTTAGAGTAAGATGCTGTTTTGTGTTCTCTGTGTTTTTTGTAGTTATCCCAAAAGCCCTTAACACCTACAGCTTTTTTTGCTTCGAGAAACTCATCATAGTAATCTACGTATGATTTTTTGCCTGTTACGGCTGAGATTAGTACATACCCGTTATCCACACCAAACTTCTTGGCTTCGTCAAAGTATGCTTTCAATCCCGGGAAGGCTGCAAAGTACGCATCATAGATCTTCTGACCTTGTTCTACATCTAATCCTAGTTGGTCGGCTATACCTATGCCGCTACCACCGTAGTTGATTGCAAAACCAGCTACTTTAGCTGACTGACGCTTGTCTTTGTGCTTCTTTTTAATTTCATCTAGAGTCAATCCATCTAGTTCATCGTACATCTTGCTGGCAACAAAGCTGTGCATGTCACCCAAGTCTTTGTCATAGAACTCTAAGAGGTTTTTATCCAAGCATTTGTTAACCAAAACAATCTGTTCCTGGCCTGTGTAGTCACATCCGATAATAACATTACCATCCTCTGCTACGAAACAACTGCGAGTCTCTTCATCGCTAGGTATGTTCTGTAGGTTAGGATATGCTTCACCGGTTTCTTTGTTTCTACCACCGCTTGATAGACGGCCCGTGTTCATCAACTGTTTGTACTGTGTGTGGATTCTTCCGCTTACAGGATTGATTAGTCTAATCCAATTCTCTCCATAAGTACCCAAATCTTTCTGAGCTTGCTTGTACTTTAAGTAAGTCTCAATGATTGGGAACTTGCCTTGGACTTTAATCAAGTGACTTGCCTCGATAGTATCCTTGGTCTCTCCTTTATCAGTAACTGAGGTGTCTACTCCAAGTGATTTGAAAAAATCTACTACTTGGTGAGAAGAGTTCCAGTTAATAGAGGTTTTGATTTCAGGATTAAACAGATCTGTTTGTCGTTGGATAAACCGAATCATCTTATTGTCTAGGATGAATTTATCTAGCGTCTTCTCAGCCTCATCTAGTTCCAATTTAGTCTTGCCCATTTTAACTCTCCACTTGTCTTGGTCTAGCTTAATACCGCAGTATTCTATGTACGCTAAGACCTTAACGAACCTATTGTCGAGTTCTATGGACTTTAAGGAACCCTGTTTTTCAAGTATATCTAATTGAATATCTTTGAGTTGGTGTAAATAAGTCACATCGAGGGCAGAATAAAGAAGAAATGGGACGGTGAATTTTCCATTGATATTCTTCCGTTCTGTCTTATCCATTACTACGCCTAAGTGACGATACACACATGCATCCAAACTACATCTGTGACTATCTATACCTAACCTTGTGGTCTTCTCGCCTAAGAAAGTATCATAGACCTTAGTAGGAATGATTCTCTCGTGGTATAGGAACTTCAAGTCAAACTTTAAATTGTGTCCAATAAGCTCTTTGGTTTCCAACAGCTCCTTGAAGAACTGTATGTCCACACTCTTGACATCAATTACAAACTGATGCTTCTCATTGCCTAACTGAATAGTCAATAAGTCTGTAGTGTAAGGATCAAAGCCTAGAGTCTCGCAGTCAAAGCCTAAGACATCCTTTTGTTCTAGTGCAGATAACGCTTGCTCTTTGCTACAGAATACAATACCGTCTTCAGGCCTAAGCTTTAAAGTCCTTTGTATGGTTGGGTTCTCTGTTACAAATCCTATCATAGTTTTACCAACTTACTAATAATCATGTGATAGTCGTACCAACAGTCTTCCATCAAGGATAATCTTTCAGCACTAGATAATGATTGGAACTCTAACTTTTCCAAAGCTTTCTTGTAGATCTCATAAATCTCTCTGCGATCATTGTTGTTCATCTTCAAACTAATAGGAGCTATGCTTAACAGAGTTTCTGTCATTTCTGCTCCCCAGATTTTATTGATGGACTTGCCTAGATTCCAAACGTGATGAGGTGTGTACATGTTGCATGTAGGACAGCCGGGTAACATATTGCGTAGGTCAAATCGAGTGATACTCTTGGTTCTACTTACAAAGTGACAACATTGCAATTGTTTACGAGGCATTCTTACTTCACAGGCATGGCATTTCTCATCAAAGGCAGCCCTAATCAACCAAGAAGTCATCTGGTCTAGTTTAGCTTGAGTGATGGTACTGGCTTTCTTCTCACGGACTTTAGCACGTTTTTCCTTAACCTTCGCTATTTGTGATTTTTTCACACAAACGGCACATAATTTCTTGGTTTTGTTAGAATAAGGCCTCTTTTTACCACAATCTGAGCAAATTGTCTCCATTAAGGGTTTTTCAACTTCCCCTTTAATAGGCACTTTTTTAACTGTCTTTTTCAGCATAAACAAATATAATAAATAAAATTAAAGGGCAAAAGAAATCTCTTGCCCTTAACATAGAGAATTATAACTTTATAAGTTATACCTCATCAACTCCTACCAAATGGTAAGTTTTGTTGATAGTTGGTTCTACAAATTCTCTGTAGATTTCGTCAAAACCTCTTTGGTTGGTTCTGAATGCAATACCACTCATCAAAGCATTACGCTTAGCCTCAATGTCCTTGTAGGTAAGCATGTGGTTTGTGTAGCGAGTAACTGCATTGAACAATCCGTAAGCTGTCTCACCGTGAGTGTTGAACTCGGTAGTCATAGCAACTCTAAAGTTGTTCAAGCGATTCTTGGTACGAGTAAATTCCTCGTCTCCGCCAATGATACTAAGCAAGAACTCGTCAGTAATCTTTGTTGGGATAGTGGTGTTGCTCATCTGAATCATAGTTTCAATCAACTGCTCTTCCTGGAATACAGAATTACGCAACTGATTACTGATAATTGCAATCTTTGCTTTAGAGTTGGCAGTGTGACGAACACGCTCCATGTCTTTAAGTGCAGAGAAGAATGTGTTGGCACAAACTACTACTACGTTAGTGGTACCGAATCCAATAGGAGCCGAACCATCGTGAGAAGTCAAAGCGGTCAAGAATCTTTTAGAGTCTGAACCACCGATACGAACATCAGGTAGAGCCAACTGAAAGTAAACCTTCTGACCGTTACCGAGCATACCAGCTCTACTGATTTGAAGATTCTGCTGACCTGCAGCCTCATATAGAGTTTCTGCAATCTCCCTGTTTTGAGTAGGAGTATACTTACTACCTACAATACCTAAACATTGGTTGTTGTCGCTTCTGAAAATACCGAAGCCTTGAGTTGCTTGACCTTGTGGGCCGTAAAGAGTTTCTTTGGTTACTGACCAGTTAGCGTTTGCTTGTTCTAAAATTTGTTCTACTGACATAATTAATTTTTTTTATTGGTTGATTCTGCGATTTTACTGATTTCTGTGTGTTTGCCTTGTTCTCTAACAAAAGCGTCAAGGTGTTCTAATTCCTTTAGTTGGCCAGCGTTAGTACAATAATCGTACTCGCTGGATTTAATAGTGTTTTTAAGTGATTCTAGTCGCTCTCCTATGTACATTAATAGGTTAGTTCTGAATCGATAATAAGTAAGCATCTCTTGCCTAATACGATCATCGTTGTTGTCTAAAAATTCAGCCATTTGATAGTGTCTCCGTTGTTGTGTAATAAAATTTTATTGATTTCCTCAAAGTGATCGCAATCCCACTTGCCGCCTTTGTAGACTGCAGATACAGGATGCGATGATTGAAGCACGTGGTGAAATTTACTGTTTACTAGAGGCATGAATTGCTGTGCATCTTTGCCCCAGAAACAAAAGATAACCCCTGTGCTGTTCTCAGAGATAGTTTTAATTACAGTTTCCGTAAAGGACTTCCATAATTTTAGATGAGCACCTGCCTGATTCTTTTCTACGGTAAGTGCTGCGTTAAGCAGGAATACTCCTTGCTCAGCCCACTTGTGTAGATTCATATCAGTTTCCAGAAAGTTAATCTCATCTACATATAGAGTTTCTTTCAGTCGATTGTAAATCTGCCTAAGACTAGGAGGCACAAACTCTGTGTGGCGTGGAGCAAATGCCAATCCACAAGCAACCGGTTCTCCTTTAAACTCTGTTGGGTAAGGATCCATTCCGATGATAACAACCCTTATCTTGTTAAAGGGTGTCAGCTGGAATGCCTTGAATACCTCATCAGATTTAGGGTAAACTGTCTTGGTTGTTCTTAAGATTCTAAGTGCACCTGCTATGCGAGTAAACTCATCCGACTCTATGACTCCTTGTAAGTGTCCATACCAATCATCTGGTATGTTAATTCGCTTTTGCTTCTTCATACTTTACTAGTGCTTCCTTGATTTCCTTTAATTGATTCATGTCCTTCTTTTCTTTGACCCATCTAGTAGCAAATCTTTCCCACTTAGCTTGGTCAAATTCTTTCCGTAAGTCAGACAAGCTCACTGGCTTGGTGTTGAAGTAATGAGGCAACTGTTCTTTAACTTCATCTAGTAGTTTCTTGAAACCAATTGCATAAGATCCGTTAGATTGTAGCAGGTCGTCATGAGTGTTGATAGCATGAATTACCGTACTATGGTCTCTGCCTCCAAATAAAAGACCTGTCTTGTCTAAAGTGTAGTCTAAGTAGATAGCAAAGATTACCATTGCTTTCTTACGTATATCTACTACGGTTCGTTTGCGTCCTACAGCCTCTAACTCCTCATAAGATACCTCAGTCAACTCGTAGATAATGTCAAATATCTTACGTTCATCTGCAGTTAAATTAATACGGTTCAAAGACCTGACTGGATTCTTGCGAACAGTTTTTGAGTTGTCTATCTTCCTCTTACGTATGTGCTTCTCAAAACCTTTTAAGTTTATTAAATTTCGGTAGACACGTACTGCATCTCCGGGATAACCACCCATCTTCTCCACTGTATACTCAACAGACTTTTTTATATAATCATCAATGTTTTGCATAATTCTAAAAATTTTTCTTTTCCGTGGTCTCTATAAATATCACTAGGGTCTTTGCCCAACTCAGCATTGTGTTGCAGAAACGGGAGATTAAATTTCTCACTCATTTTCTTGGCGCCATTAATACCTGCTTCGTCTGCATCAAACCATAGCCATATATTCTCAAATCGATGTTTCAGTATCTCGTAAGCATTATCTGAAACTGGTGTATTCTCGCTTCTTACAGCGACTGCATTAATTCCCATAGAATGTAAAGTCATTACGTCCTTTAAACCTTTAGTAATAACTAGATTAGTCCCTCTAGACGGTAATTGAGTATAACCCTCTAATATACCACCAAAGAAGCTAGATCTAAACTTATTTCTTTTGTCTCCTAGTGGTCTATATAACTTGAACCGGTTCTTCTCTTTGTAGCGGTAACAAGGATCAAAGTTATTATTGATATACCACAGGTCTTCGTTTATCCAAGCACGCTCTATTCTTCGAATGTCATAATACTCTAGGATGCTAGGAGTAATTCCGAACTGTGCCCAGTACTTGTAGTCGCTTTTTGTAAAAGTGCATAATCGCACTTTTATCACAGCCGGCTTTACTTCAGGAGCAATGAACTCTTTTGCTTCTAGAACTAGACGATTCTTGTCTGAGAGATTCAAGTCTTTGATGTTGAAGTCAGACTCTATCTTATACAGGATATCAGGAAAAGAATATCCCGTCATTAGGATAGCTACATCTAAACAACTGTAGTAGGTTTGAGAGGTACCGTAATCTACGAAATACAAATGACCGCCTGTTGTCCATCGAAAGAAACACCCAGGAGTTTTGTCATCTCTGAATGGATTTATGTAACGCCTTTTAAGGTTGATGTCTGTCTTCATGTAAAAAGACATTATCTGTTCCTCGCCTAATAGTCGGTACAATGCAGATACCGTTAGCGGTATTTCAATTTGTTCTAAGTCCATAAATAAAAGGGAGGCTTTTACACCTCCCTATATTAATTAAAACTCAAGGAAAGGTTCGTCTGAACCAACAAACGGGTCAGGAGTTTCTGTAGCTCCTCCACCAAACATATCAGTTACTCCGCCATCAACTTCAGCTTCTGCTGGTGCTGCATCTGGCAAGAACTCTTTCAAGTCGTAAGAGTTACCATAGTACTGCTTGTAACCATACTCACCCTCAACTACTTTCTTTACGTAATCGGTTACACGACCTTGTACGTTCAAGAAAATGTTAGTGAATACATCTTGGTACTTGCTGTCTTTGATACCCATCAATACTTTGATACCGCCATCAAGTTTGTTGAAGTGAGCAAAAAATGCTTCCAACTCACTACCGTTACCTTTTGCTACTGCACTCCAATCATCCAATACGAATGGTTTGGTTTTAGGACTAGCGTTAGCATAGGCTTTCATCAAAGAATAAATATTCTCTTCACCTTCTCTTGCCTCACGGATACTTGATTTGTCTAGGCGACGAGACTCGTCCCAGTTTCTCATAGTATCGCTCAATCCCGCTAGGTTCTCAGCCCATGCAGTTTTGGTGTAGTTGTCGATGAATTGCTTTTTGTCTGACTTTGAAATACGAGTGTTGTTAGACACCCACAAAGAAAACTTACCACGTAATTCTACTTTGCTAGAAG